TCTTCCGGCTCGGTATCGACTTCGGCGGCTTCTTCGGACCATAGCTTTGTGCTGGTCTCTACCTTTGGGAAATCAAGTGGGTCAAATGCCATCGCTATACACCTCCGGCTCCAGATTGCGCTCGTCGATGACGATTGGCGGCTGGTAGTCCATATCGTAGATACGGCTGATCGCATCTAGCAGGTCGTCATGTACTGCGAACGGGTACACCAGATACTCAGTCCGCAAGTTCTCGTTCAGGTCGTAGATGTTGCCTTCATGGTCTCTACGCCGTGTCGGCTTCAATATCCTGAACGGTTGTCCTTCTTCGCGCATCTTGCGTTGGTTCTTCGTCTCGCCTTCCGTCGCCAGTGGAATGTAGAACTTGCCTTGGCTGAAGTCGGGATACAAACGCTGAATCCGGTCGTACTTGCTGCCCGGTCCCTCTGTTGGCCAGGCCAGTTCCTTTATATCGAACGAATCCTTGGTTTGCAGCATCTTTTCCTCGAAGTGTTCAAGGTCCGACCGCATTCCGTATCTTTCGTACCCAACATGAACACCTTGCACGCCAGGCTGACTCAACCAATGCTTTCTCAATCCTGATAGCGCCGTCCACCGTTCCGGCAGGCTCATTTTGTGATGGTATCCATCAACGAGGTACTTGTTACGCGCCGCATCCACCGCGATTACCGGCATTGCTGTGCGGTCGCTGCCCTTCTTCTTGCTGCTGGCCGGATCGCACAGGATGTAGATATTGACCGTTCCTGGTCTTATGTCGGCATATCTCAGGTGTTTGACATCGAACATTGCCTGGGTGCCGGCGGCCGGGTTTTGAAGCATTTGGCACGCAATAGTTGCTGGCCCCTGTTTTAGCTTCTTGTCCGCCCAGGCTTCCTCGCTCAACAAAACTGGCTTGCCGTCCGGCGTTCCGTCGTGTGTTGCCGGGTAAATCCTTGGGATCAGGGCTTTCCGCTCGATAATCGAGTGGTAGGTGTCGGAAAAATGGTATCTGGTCCCGACATGCCATACCCGCGTGCTTCCGTCCGCCCCCCTAGCAGCCAGGTTATCCGATAGCTCCCACGCGCTAGTTGTCTTCTCGACCTGTTCCGGCGTGCTTACGCTCTCTCGTGTAACTACGTCGTCGTAGACTCTGAGCTGGAAATGGGCGCCGGTAGGCTGTCCATCAACCAGCCCATGCGCTTCGACCGTCGCCTCTTTCGGATTCGACCTGCGTTTTACCGCGATTCCTTTCTCTTCAGACCAGATCGGCGAGTCCTTGTTGGGATTGGCATACAGCACGTCCGGATACAGCGCTTTCAGCTTCTCGTTGCTCTCAAACTCGCGCTTGATCTGTAGCAAAAATTTGCGTGCTACTGGTTTTGTGTGGCTGAAGATCCCCACCGTTATCTCAGGATTGAGCAAAATCTCCTGAATGATGCCGGAGAATGTGATGATGGTTGACTTGTAATGCTCGCGCGCCCACAAATCGAGATAACCATCTGTATCACGCTCGACCTCTCTGCATCGAGCATACAACCACGGATGCGCTGCATCTGGCCGATTGAGTAGCGCAACGAGCAGGAAAAATCTATCTCTACGCCCAAGATCAGCCAGCACTTCATCCGTGCAACCTGGTGCATTACGCAGACCATCGTAATAAGTGATCGCCTGCGCCATCGTGGCGGTTGAATGCAGCCACCTTACAGCATCATCTAGCCCGCTGACAGACATAATCTAGGGGATTCCCCTATACGTTTTTAGGTTACTGGGTATAAACCCGTCTTTTTTGACACTTTCTAGCACTGATGATAGGGGAATCCCCTACTTTATCTTTTCCAGAAGCGCAGCGAAATCCAGTGTTGGGCCAATCGCCATATTGATAGGCGGTGCATCCGCATCGCCACCAACCGCTACTTTGTCGCCGTACACCTTCGGTCGCATCTTACCGGCCAGCCATTTGCGCGCATCAACTCGCAACCGAGATCGCGCAACCACTTCCTGGTCCGTGCGCGTATTGCCATCTGCATCAATATACGTGTCCCTAGCGGCGTCGTCGGCAATTGCGAGCATATCCTCAACCAGTTTATCGCCCTGCCGCTCTCTCGCGCGCGCATACATCTCTGGGTGGTTGTCGAGGTACGCATGCAGAGATGTCGGAGACACCCCTATATCTCGTGCAATGCGGTGGATGAATTGGCACTCGGCGATACGCGCGCAAATCTCCTCAATCCCCACTGCATCTAATTTGTTGCGTGCTGGTGCATTCCCTGGGCTGCCTGCGTTCTCGTGATGCACGGTGGTATGTATCTTCTTACCCATATCACTTACCGAATATCCTCTCTCGCACTGCCTCTAATGAGGCAATGGCTCGTGTACCCATGTGACCGGAAATTGCGATCAGCATTGCGGCTATCGGGCCACCGATCCCAGCGGACTCACATAGCAGCCAGGTTAGCACTCCGGCGAAAGACGAGATCACCAGATCGATTGTGAGGAGGCGCCAGCTAAACTCCTCACCTGATCGCAGGCGTTGTGCATACCCGACTATCCCACCCCAGGTAGCTAGGGCTGTAGTGGATATCCAGGGGAGGAAATCTTTTACCTCGTCGGGTGGTTTGATATCCATATCAGCCTATCTTATTGTTGTTAATTACGATCTCAATATCTCGGTTGATACCGATACCGACGAACCATTTTCCCTCGCTCATCACGCCCCATAGGCGCCAGAGCCAGTGAATGCCGCCGTAGTAGAAGCGGAGCCCACAGTACCCACAGATCACGCGGCGCGGCCCCATATATCCTCTGGGGTGCTGGTGGGGTACAGCAGCGCATGCAGCTCCTGTAGTCCGGCGAGTGCGCTCCACACGTGCGGAGAAAATCCGTTGCGCTCTACGCGATCAGCGATCAATAGGCGCGCCAGGTAGCGAGCGCATTCCGGTTCGCTCCAGATCGCGGAAATACGGGCAGCGATGGCGGGATGCTCGGCCTCGATGGCGCTGCGCATATCAGACGGGATCATGTCTCTACCTATAAAAACATTTGATGGATGATAGTTGTTGCAACTGCGCTCATTGCGCGTATACTCAACTCATGGGATGCAAATTGCTTCCCACCGCGCCTCGGGTTACAGGGGCTGGAGATAAAAATGACCACTTTCACCACCTACATCGCCCGCCCCGTCATGTCCTACGGTCAGCCCGGCTACGAAGATGCGCTGGCGGCAGCCAGCGCGATCAACAAAAGCCTCGGGGACAGCGGCGAGTCCAGCTTCATCGCCGGGGAAGAGGCCGCCGATTACTCGGCCTACCGCGCCATGCAGCGAGAGCTTGATTCCTGCGCTCCGAGCATCCGCGCCGATCTGTACGTTGATTCCACCACCGCCGAGATCGATGAGTAACCACCCCAACCGCAGCCGGGCCGGTAGCCCGGCGCGGAACCCCACGCCGGAGGAAGTCCGCGCCGCCCGCGAAGCGGCAGGGCTTTCGCAAACCGCCGCTGGCGTGCTGGTGCATACCACCTGCCGCACCTGGCAGCAGTGGGAGGCCGGTGATAGGCGTATGCACCCGGCGTTCTGGGAATTGTTTCGCATCAAGGCTATGCGCCGCCCCATGGGTTGATGCGGGCGGCGATAGCTCTGGTGTAACCAGAGACCGCGCGGTACATCAGGCCGATGCGCCATTTGGGCATACCGATGCTCTCCATTGCCTCGGCGAATAGGTCGTCTGCTCTCGATCTGGGGCACGCCATCGTTCTGCAGGCCCAGTCGTGGAGGGCGGCGGGGCCATGCGCGGTATTGCCGGCCCAGGCGTAGGCAAACGGTAGACGGGGTACAGAGGCAAAATCTGTACGAGTACCAGCAGGTACGGTCCAAAGAACACCATCGCGGCTCCTGTACACTAGATCGCCGATCAGTTCCCATTCTCCTTGGCCGTCGTTGGCGAGCGGGTCAACCAGCTCGACTCTGAGGCGGGTAATAAATCCAATCACGGAGATACCACCACGGGCTGGGGTTGATAGACCACGGTCGGAACGCTGGTGTTGTCGATCGGGTTGTTGCTGTTGCTGGTGTTGTGGCTATCGACGGTGTTGTGGCTATCGACCGCGTGGCTGTCGGTGGAGCTGGCCGTGCTGGTGGTGGTCACGGCGCCAGGGGATTGCACATACTGGTATCCGTGATTGGCAGCCGCCCCTACGCTATCTGATAGCGCCTCCGCAGCACGCCCAGCAGCAACCACGCCGCCAACTACGCCAAGCACCTGAAGGCCAGACTGCGCGACTGCGGCCCACTCGCTCGGGCGAGCTTGTTGGATTGTGGGAATGGTCGCTTGCCCATATACCTCGATACTGGCCAATCCGGTAATCGCCTGGCCCTGTTGGGCAGTGATTTTAAGGAGCGGTTTCTGGGATTTCATGGCTGCGCTCGTGGCCTGGGATTGAGCAGCCAGATATCGGCTATAGGATTCAGTCGATGCGCAACCTGTCATCAGCGTGGTAATGAGCAAAAATGCCACGATCACCATTGCGCCCTCGCAAAGTGCAATCATGCCTTTCATGGCAATACCTCTATTTGATCCTCGCACAGAGTTTTCCAGGCTTTGGCCTTTTCCGGATCGGCCCCATAGGCTCGTACCCACGCGCCAATGCTGATTCCCCGGCAAATGGTCGTTTCCGCTGCCTGGGCTGCGGCATCGTTGATCTGTGCACCGCCGGAAATCAGCGATTGAAGCGATGCGCATCCGGCCATACCTACCGTAGCGAGTAATAGGAGCAGCCATTTCATTTTTCGCTGCCTGTCTCGCGCATCACGATTGCCAGTACTGCACCAATACCAGTGCCGGCAACGGCAAGCTCTTCTTGCCCGACTGTAATTCCGAACATCGCTAGAATCACAGAAAGACCGGCCCAGGTGGATGGCTCTTTGAGTCGCGCAATCAGATAATCCATGTCGTCTCCTAATTGATTGATATTGTTATTTTCTCGCCGCGTTTATGAGCCGCAAGAAGTTTTGAAAACAGCGTGTTGTATGCCACGCGAGAGTTTCCGATCCAATCGCCTCCACCCCAATCATTTCCTACCAGGATGCATCCGTCTGTGTCGAATGAATTGTTGCCTGAATGTATTCTCACCCCTGTAAATCCAGGGACATCCATGATCTGTGGCATCAATCTGCCAAATCTTCGGCTATGCGTGATCTCAATAACGTAGTCGCCCGCTGGGATTGCGGTAAGGCCCTTGACCTTCCACGCTGCCACTGGCACGCCAATGCGTTCGCGCACCGCATCCTCTAGCGTGTAGCACGCGCGCACTCCGTCCTCGCTCAACTCTCCAACCGTATAATCCGGGTCGAAGTGAATGCGTTTTATATCCAAGTGCATTCTGCGTACCCACAAACAAAAAGCCCGCTCGATGGCGGGCTGAATAGGATTGCCAGTTACCGCTACGTACTCGCGGCGTCCCGGCTTAGGTAGATCATCCGGAAACACCCCGGATTTCCTGTCGCGTATGCTTTATAGCAGATTTTTTCGAATTGCACAATTTATTTTCTCGTCACACAGATTGCACACCAAATGGGGTCTATTTTACGTTGGGGCGCAGCAGTGACCACGGCCCGAAATTATCTCCAGCCGAAGCCCTCGCGATCTGGTCTGTGTATGGCACAGCCATCTTGTCCATCTTCTCGTCGTCGGTTGCCACAACTTCGATTCGGTAGCCCTCGCCGTCGCACACGAAGCATTCGGCCCTACCGGTTCCGGTTTTCAGCGCCGCGTCTATCGCATCGCGCAGTAAGGTCAGCGCTTCAGGCGTACCAGCAATGTAGGCTTCGTCGTGCCAAATCTCTTGCGCGTAAATGTGCAGCGTTTCCATCGTCATTTCTCCGTTAGTGTCCGCGCCCCAACCCGGCGCTCAAGCGGGACCGTCCGCAAGCGGCCGGCCCCTTAGCTCTGCGTT